AACCTCTACGGAAGTCAGCTAGTGGGATAATGTCAAAGACATTGAACACACTATCAGTAGCTTGTACATCAGTTTTGCGGCGTGCTTGTCGCATTAGTTCTTGGAATGTGTTACCAATTACTTCACCATCAAGTACAAAGCCATCTATAAGACCACGACCTTGATCCACACTTACTGCCGCACGTAAAATTTTTGTAAATTTATCACGTACTTGTTCTTCAATGTGTGTAAAGTTTTCAAATACTTTACCATTGCGACTAAAACAAATGGTTGTAATATCTCCAAAGTCACTTGGTATAACCATCATCAATACACGAACGCCATCAAGTTTAGGCTCAAGTCGTTTTGTTCCCTGCATTTCAGGACGACCTTCGCTGTTAGTTGCAAGTTGACAACCAAAGATTGGAATCTCGTAGTCTGTCTTTTTACAGATTTTATTGATTGTTTTATCACTGATACCTGCACGAAGGTCTCTACGCAATACAGGTGCTAAGAATGTATTCCATTCGTTGCTATCAAAACGTTCTGCCATTTCCTGAATAGCATCACGTGCGGCATGACCTGTTAACCTGCGTTGGCTAAGTTGTAGCATCAATTCATTAAATTCATCCCAGGGGTTTTCAGCATCAACAATGCCCACTGTATCAGGAATTTGTTTAACACCAAAAGTTACATAGGGGTTGTAACAGGCTTTTGTGAATGATAGAAAATTGATAGCATTTGTGCTACCAAGGACACTTGCCTCAAGCGCCTGTTTTACGATATCCTCTTTATAAAGACGGCTATCACTTTCATTTAATTTATTGATCCAACTTGCACTCATTATTATTCCTTAAATACCGTTTACTGAAATTCTTTTTCGGGTAGCACACTCGGTGATGACCTCATCGGGTACAAACGTATATTGGTCTAACATTGTACAACGGTAGTCTACTGTTACAACATCAGGATCGTCTTCCTCAACTGGATCTGATTTCATCCAAAGCAACAACACTACTACACCGAGTAGGAAAAATAGTGTTAGTCTAGCTTCCCTATTCATTTTTTGCTCACAGCAACATGGAAGAAACTATGTGCAACAAGTATCGCACACCAGGTTTCAAACGAATACGCAATATTTAAACTAGGGAACAAAACATTCAATGCCCAAATATAAGCGAAAGGGGCAAAAATTACTAAAACAATTACCAATATAATAATTGGGACTAGCGACAATTTAAACATAATATTATTCCTTTGCTTGTTCAACAGTTACTTGTTTGACCTTGTTGACACCGTTGTCAAGAAGTTTTGCGATTCCACTAAATCCAATTGTTGAAACTACAATACCAAATATGGTTCCTAAAATAAAGTTACGCATAAATGTTCCTAGATAAAAGTTGATGATAGCTTATTATAAATCATTTAACAATTAATGTCAAACAATCTTTACCCTATTCAGTTGGGTGCTGTTGTCACGGTGTGCCTTAACAGTACCTTGTACTTTAACTTTCCTGTCAATTTCACAACCATTTTTATGACCAAAGAACACAACCTTATCATCGGCTGTGATACCGGTCACGTAATAAATATTCCATTGTTGAGAAAACACCGACTTGACAACATCCAATTCAAGTTGTACCTTGTCACCAACGCTACCAACAAAACCACCTTTAGCAAAAAAGATACGCTGGTCTGCATTGTGACGTTTAACCCCGCGCTCGTAAGAACTGGGAAGACTTGCAATCACCGCCAAATCATAAGTACTTTCAACCGTATCACGATTGGCAATCAGCATTGCATTGTTGTCAAACTCGGACAACTTGATACCTTTGAGGATTTTAAAAGTAAACGCCTGATAGAATTTACGAACTTGGACACCCTGCTCACGATCCTCATCGGTGATTTGGGTAGTATCCGTAAGAAGGCTTTCAACAATCTGACGATTAGATTTGCGTTCCAAACTAGGATCCGATTCAGACATAACACTCAATTTAACATAAGCACCGTTGATGCGTTGGGCTTGACAAGCCGCGGCCCAAACGTCATCGGCATTGAAATTCAGTACAGGTTTTTGATAGCGAGCCATGATTACCTCTGAGATTAAAAACTTAATTAAGCAACAGTCAACATGTTAGCCGGCACACGCCAGTTAGCACTAATCAATCCATTCTCACGTACAATAACAAACTTACGATTTACCTTTTCTACGGTACCGGTCACAACCTTACCAGACCGTGAACTAGTAAATTTCACAATCGAGCCTTTACCCAATACACACTTGTTGCGCTCAACGATACGGGCACGTGCGAATTTAACCGCATCGATAACACTATTCAAGTCCTCGTTAGTAAGAGAGCCTGAAATAATTGCGCTATTGATTTCTTGCAAAGTCATTTTGTTTCCTTTATCTAACTGTCTAAGATTCTATTATATACCCAAACTGATTTATTGTCAACCGTTTACACTAGGTCGACCTGAATTTGTTTACCACGGATCGTAGTGCCAAGTCCAGTTGGAACTGCCTCGTTTTTGCGTTTGGCTTCGTAGCGCAAATACGACAATTGAATTAGTGCGTCCCAGCAAGTTACTCGGGCGTTAACGGTAGCAAATTGCTCGGTCATTTGCTGTACCGTCATATACATGCCAATGTCATTTTCAGAACCATCGCCCTTGAAAATCACACGGAATTTTTGAGAATTTTTCAAACCGTCAATGATAGTTTTTGTACGCATTTCCTAGTCCTTTATCTAACTGTCTAAGATTCTATTATATACCCAAATCCATTTATTGTCAACCTTTTAGCCACGAATTTCGAATGCAAATTCAGTGCCGGATCTAGTGACATAAATCTTACGGCCATAGACCGTGATATAACCCCACTCACCATCTTGGTAAATGTCGTGCGGGTCCTTTTCAATAGTGACATTACGAACTATTTCACAGAAACCATTGCGCCAAGTAGGCAGTTTTTGCTTAAAATATTTGTCGTTGTCACGTTGAACAATAAAGATTTTTGATTTCATAAATGTATTATACACCCAAATCCATTTATTGTCAAATTTTGGCGTATTGAGCTACCTGCTCTTGGATGTACTTGTCAAAACCTGCTTTAGAAACCTCGTAGCCGTTTTGCTTGAGGTACTTTTTGATATGCGGGAGAAGGTAACCTTTGGATTCTACAATTTTCAGTGGAGCCTCACCACCTTCCAATCGACCAAAATACTCTTCAACCGTAAAATTCTTAGCCAAAAACGTCAAGAACGTACCCTTGCTACCTTTTTGGTATTTGAACCGGGCAACAAATTTACCCTGATAGTTGATGTATTCGGAACCTGAGAAGTCTGCTTTGATAAATTTGGTCATTTTTTGCTCGTTATCTAACTGTCTAAGATTCTATTATATACCCAAATCCAATTATTGTCAACCGTTTAACCGATTACGATAACACGGGGAGAATCATCACGATCCATGAACTGTTCACCTTGAACCGGGGCAGTGAAAAAGTCGGTCTTGAACTTTTTGTCCTCGACACCTTCCCAAACACGCTTGATGAATTCAGCACGGAACAGACCGTCGAATTGAATCCCGACAACTTTACCAACCATGTAGCAGTTGTCAATTCCATTAAAGTCTAAAGACTTCACAATATCACCGATTTTCATAGATTTTCTCCGTCATCTAACTGTCTAAGATTCTATTATATACCCAAATCCATTTAATGTCAACCAAAATTCGGGGGTTCCATAGTGTTGTTTTTACACAACATTTTGGCTTAATTTAGTGTAATTAATGAATGATATCCCCATGCTTGACCAAAATAACTATTAATAGTTTTTTGCTCAGTTAAATCGTTTGAGATTTCCCAACTACAGCAATAATATTGATATGTTGGGTTGTTAATATCACTAAAATTCTTATCTTGTAACCAGGGCGAGAATTCAGTAAAACTCACACCAATTGCAATATCACTTAATTCTAATCCAATTATTTCAAAGAATGCTTTTACTTTAAGTGATTTTAATTCCGTATTTGCAACTTTAGCCTGAGTAGCACCAAGAGCAAAGTTTGT